TGGCAGCCATGTTCCGACATCACACAGTCAGTGGTATGTGTCCGGGGATTAATCCATACTCCGAGTGGTGGATCCTTGCATCAAAGCTTTCTAGCTGCGGTGACAGGGTCTTCGACGGAGATTTCAAGCGATTCGATTCTTCCGAGCAACCTTATTTACACGAGGTCATCTTGGAATTCATAAACCAATGGTACAATGATGGAGAAGAGAACGCTTTGATTCGGAAGGTCCTGTGGTTAGAGCTGGTCCATTCGCGCCATTTGTCTGGGGACAGTAGGAACCAGTGCTATTTGGTGCAGTGGAATAAGTCTTTGCCCAGCGGGCATCCCTTTACCACTCCCGTCAATTCATTGTATTCACTTATCACTTTGACAGGTTGCTATACGCACCTTACAGGCGATTATGTGAACATGTGGAATAAAGTTTACCTTGGTACTTTTGGTGATGACAATATTGTTAACACCGGCGACGCCGTTTCCGAAGTCTTCAATCAGGTTACGGTGGCGTCTACTATGAAAGAACTGTTTGGTTTGACCTACACTGCAGGCAGTAAGGACGGGGAGCTCAAGCCTTATACGACACTGGACAAGTGCACGTTTTTGAAGCGGCGCTTTGTACCAGACGTTTTGGCAGGTGGCGGATGGGTAGCACCCTTAGAGCCATCGAGCTTTTTGTTCGTTCCATACTATTATAAAAATAACAAGGACATGGCGGGAGAGATTTTCCGCAACATGGAGAACTTGCTTGGCGAGCTTGCTCTGCATGACCAGGCACTCTGGGACGAATATTATCCCATTGTCGCAAGAATCATGGCTGATGCCCAAAAAGCACCGGACCATGGTGACCGCAAAGGCTACCGTCAGATGATGCAAGCCCGCGTGGATGCCTGGTTTTGACGTATATACGGGTGTAAAGGGAATAAATGCATAGATGCGTGGTCCCTATCATCGACAGGATGTCATAGCCCCTGCTTTTTAGCTTACTACTCAGGCGGAGCCAGAGAATCGCATCTCTGTG